ATTTGATTAGTTGTTCCAGTTACTGCAAAAACTTGTGTGTTAAGATTTACATCTCCTGTTCCAGAATCACCAGAGAAGTCAAGATCAGACGCCGCGTCAAGAGTGTCGACATACTGAGTCGTAGCAATTTTTGTAGAATTGTCACCAGCTGATTGTGTTGTTGCAGTTGTTGAAGAACTTATAGTTCCGTTTAATTGACCAGCAAACGTAGCGCCAGTAAACGTTCCAGATATTGTCACACTATTGGGTAGCCCGATTGTTAAAGATTGATTAGACGCACTTGTTTCGATTTCGTTTGTAGTACCACTAATTTGAAATACTTGTGAATCTAAGTCTACTGAACCGGTTGTTGCACCGTCACCACCAAAATCTAAGTCTTGTGCTGTAACGTGAGTTTCAACAAAGTCTTTTACTGCTTTGCTTGTAGGAATAGATGTATCATTATTATTGTTTGTTATCCCATCAGCAGCATCAACAAATTTTGTAATTATAATGTTTTCTCCTGTGTCTTTAAGTGATCCAAACTCTAGTATAGCAGAAACTTTAAAATCACCAGCTGTATTCATAAAAACACCAGAAGCAGTTCCTGAACCATCTGTTAATTCTCTTAAAGTAGCAGTTAAAACAGCGTTGTCAATTGTCTTTATAAGACCTGGATAAGTTGCTGATATTTTAGTATTAAATAAAGTTGCCATAGTTATTTTTTCTTATTTTGTTTTTTTAAAAATGCTTTTAATTTATCTACATTTATTTTTTTTGGTTTATATCTCATAATACCCATCCGTTAAATATTGCGTCTTGACTTGGATCTATATCGTCATTTGAATTTGAGTTATATGCTGGAAAAAGATTATTATTAAAATTCATATAATCAATAAATCTTCTTGTGTAATAATCTGCGTATTCTCTAGCTTTTGCAACTAAATAGTCAAGTTCTTCTTTTGTTGCACTTTGACTGTTTTCTGAAGTGTGTTTGTAAACACCTCCGTTTTTTATTTGATATGCCGCGAATGGAATATAATCAACTTGTGCAAACCAGATTAACATTGGTTGTATATAGTTAATCATTAAGTTGTAGTGATTTGGATTATCAGCTACAGTCAACGTCCCAGCTGTGATCATTGTTTCAAATTCTTTATAAAGATCAGTACCAAGATAATTCTGAATATGAATAGTCTGAGCAAGTTTTATAAAATATAAAAACTTATTTGTGTCAACATTTCCATCAATAATTGAGTTTCTTACTAAGTCTGTTCTATTTATAAATAGTGGTTGTGCCATAATTTTTTATTTTCCTTGTGGATTGCCAGGTAAAAACCCTTTGTTCGGTAAATTTCTTGGTTGAATAGAAACTTGATAGTCATTTGTTATTTTATATCCGTCAATTTCAGCTGCTCGAGTTCCAATAATATCTTTTGAAGTTTTAACATTAATTTTTGCTTCTTTTGATTTGAATGTAACACGTCTCCACGAGTGGTGGCAATTACCTCCGCCTTTATATTTCCAAATCGAATAAGTGTCAACGCCTTTAGGTCCCCAACCTGGATTGACAGCATTATTGTTCATTCTCATTATGTCTTCTTTACGATACAACTTGTTTGCGTTTACCATTGCTACGCAAAAAGCACGTGGACTATTTGTGCGACCTCCATTATATTTTTTTGGGTAATAATAATATCTTACTTTAAAATATTCTTCACCAATTTTTTTGTCTTGTTCACTTTTAGAGTTAGGGTATGCACTTCCTGTGCTTACGAGATTTACAATTTTATTTAATATTGTTTCTTCGTTTTTAGCTTGTTTATTTAAATCGTAAACTATTTTGTCAAAAAAGTCTTCAGTCTTATAATCAACATCTTGTTCGTCTATGATTTCCCAAGATTTATTGTCAATATCTTCACCTAGATCGATTAATTGTTGTGCAATTTTATAATCATCTTTTTTTGATTCTGATGAACAACACAATTTAGACATCGGAATACAATTTGGAACCAATCTTCCGTCTTTGACTTTCATTCCGTATTGTTCGTAATTAGCTTGACAAGGCTCTTTTAAATTTATTTCTTCGTGTGATTCACAAGGCATAAACCATACTTTGTCATTTTCAATATGTTCGTGATAACCAGAACAACCTAACTTTTTCGAAGCTTCTTCTGCTTCTTGTTGTGTTTCATAAACTTCGTATCCATCAATTTGTTTTAAAGACATTTTAACTCCAGTTTCTTCTTCAATAGTTTCATCGTCTTGTAATTGTGAATCAACTTCAGTAAACTCTAAAGGTTGTAATGTTGTAAAGTATAAATTTAACGCTATGTCATTATACGCAAGTATTTTATCAAAATTGTCTATCAATAATTCTTGAAACGGTCTTATAACGGTGTTGTCCATTAAAGTAGAAGCTGTTTTTATCTCGTCTGCGTTGTTGCCAAGACCTGTGTTGTCTTTTATACCTAATAACATCGGTGATACAACACGATGCGCTACAAGTATCTTAGATTGACTCTCAGTTGATAAAAATTGATATTGTGAGTGTGCGTCTGACAATTGTACAGGCGTAATCTCTGCTTGTTGTTCTTTGTTGTCGTTAAATGCAAGAATAAACTTACCAGCGTTACTTGATCCAGAAAATTTTTGTGCAATTCGTTGTTCGATTAATTCTCTTTGTTCTTGATTAGGTGTTCCGTTATTAAAATTAATCAACATTGATGGTGCGAGTCCATTTAAAATATTGTTTAAATGATAATTTGAAATTTCTTCTTCAAGCTCACAGTATTGTAAACCTCCTTGATACGATACTGGCGAATAATAGTAAAAACCAGATTTATAAGGTTTAATATACACAATTTCTATATTTTCTTTTGATGTACCAAATGCTGGTATTCTAAGTGGTTTATCACTCGGTTTTATACTCGGCCAATCGTTCCAGTAATAATAACCAGTAACATCACCATCTTCGTTTGCTTTTTCTGCTCTGAGTGTTTCTATTGGAAAATGTTCACATAATGCAATTTTAGATTTATCTTTTGTGTATACAACTTGTATGGCTGCTTGACCCATAAGATAGAAATCATAACAAACTTTACGAATCATATCTTTAGATAACAAAGAAATCATTTGTGCGTATTGTCCAGGTTTACGACTAGCATCTGTTGCGTTTAAACCTTTTCCGTAGATTGATTGTGAAATACCGTTAATACACGCATTGTTAGTGGGTGATCCATTGAATCGATCCAAAATAAATTGAAAATAATTATTGTCAGCACCGTATTGTACCCAATCACGATTTTTGACTTCAATAATTTCAGGAGACGTATATGTTGCAAGATTAACAAAACTAAATTCAGATTTATTTCTTGCAAATCTTCCTTTATTATCTCTTTTAATATTTTTTTTCATATTTAAAATACTTTGTATTGATTGTCATTAGTAGCATTAAACGTTTTATACACATTTAAATTTAAATCATAATATTGATCTTCTTTTTGATCGACTTCTTGATCAGTACAAAAAATACGATCTCTATAAATAGTCGCGTCTGTTGTTCTGTCTACGTTCCAAAAAGAATTATCGTTTTCCCATAATTGATAATTTGTGTTCCAAAAATTGTAATCAGTATAAAATCGTATATCGTAAAAATGTCCTTCAACTAAAACAGGATTAAACGCTTGTGTGAATGTAAGATAATTAACATTAGTCGTTGCTGTTGTTATGTCGTAATAGACAGTAACGTTTGTACTATCGTCAGTAATTGACATTGAAAACTCAGACGCATAAATTCGTGGAATTATCTTAAAATTGTGTCCCGAAGCTGTTGTAGTTAAAACAATCATTAACTATATAACGTATTTATTAAGTTATTTTGTAGAAATATAAACGCAAAAAAAAAGCACCCATTTAGAGTGCTTAATTTTAAACTATAAAACTTTATTATTAGTTTGGTGTAATCTGCGTATTATCAGGAACTATAAGTCCAGCGTCTAAGAAATAAGGCGCAGTTTCTTCCATTCCTTCCATTGTTAAAGTGAATCCTGAAAGATCACCAGGGGCTGCTCCGCTCACCACGGTTCCTCCAGTCACTTCCATTCCGTTTTCGAATCCACATAAGAAAAGATTTCCATAATAATCTTCAACAGCAACATAAGGTCTCGCAGTAGCAATCAGCTGTAATTCAGCTTGTGTTTTTGCTTCGAGATATGTTAATGTTAAGTTTAGTGTTTGAGTATAAAAAGTGGTACCGTTTTCTCTTGAACTTGTCACAGTAGTTTCAAGTGATGAATTACCTTTAACGTCAAACTCAAACCAAGTAGTTGAACCTGCCAATGCAGTCACTTGTTTTGTAGATGCGTCAATAGTAACACCAGTTAAACCACCAAAATCTCCCATATAAACGGTTTTTATACCGCCAAATGCCGATTTACAAGGTACTTTTCTTCCAGTTGTTAATGCACAAGCCATATTATTTATATTTTATTAAAAAAAAAGGTAAGTAAGTTTAATCTCACTTACCTTTTAATTTTGGTTAATTATTTATTAAGCGTATTCTACAATATCAGAAGCAAGGCCGAACTGCACCGAACTTGTGAACCTCATTATCATCCTAACATTTTGGGAGCCATCTACGTCAGCCATATCAATTACCTTAACTTGTTGATTGTCAGATAATAAACCAGTACCAAAGTAAAGATTGCCAATTTCGGCAGCATACATTTTATTGTCGCTCATTCCAGGACAAACGAAGATTTGTACGCCATCGATTGTTAGTGATCCATTGTTCCACCATTGAGTTCCCTTGTTATCAACCCCAGCGTTTGACGTTGCAGCAACAGAGAATCCACCAAGTGCTTGAACATAGAATTTAGCAATTGAACTAGGCACATATACTCTTAATGATTCTTTTCCGTACAAAGTATTGGGAATTGCAGAAACTACCTTTTGTAATTCGGCGATTACATTTCCTGCAGTTACACCACCACCAACGGCAGCAACTTGTTGACCAGCTGGAATATCACCAGCAGCAGCAGATGCAGCAATCAGTTTTTCAAATCCATCAAATGAATTATTAGAAGCAGCAGCTGTGTCACCTCTCCATATGTTTAATTCAGTTGAATTTGCAACTTCACTAGCAACGTGTGCTATTAAGAAGTCACTAAAAACAGGAGGAAGTTGTCTTGATAACCCAAAACCCATTTGTGCCGATTCCCAATCGTTTACAAAATCTTTCTTACAAAGTTGTAAGTTAACTTGTAACTCACTTGGTTCAATAACTCTTTCAGTTAAAGTAACGCTTGAATTTGGATCAAAATCACAAGATGCTGGACTAACTAAAGAACCAGTAGCAAGTTTCTTAATAACTTCTTTATATGAAATATTTGATTTAACTGTTATACCGCCATCATTGATTGTACTAGCAGATAGCAAAGCCGCGGCGATATACTCTCCCGCAAAAGATCCCGAATAGGAAGTTGTCACGTTCACAGCAGTTGCCAATTGTACGTTTTTTAAATTACTCATTTTTTTGTTTTTTTATTTATTAATTATTATGATTCAGATGCCCAGATTCCTACACCACCGATTATGTACCATTCTGTTAATGCTACCGCTCTGATTATAACATAGTCACCTTTGTTTGCTGTTGCTTTTGTGTTAATCCAATCTTTGTCTACTACACCACTTGCTACTGAATCAGCAGAAGCGTTAGCAATACTACCGTTGAAACCATCAGTTGAATGAGGACTTAATGTAATAATGTTATTTCCGTCTGCTCCTGAGTTTCTAAATAAGAAAGTCATTCCTAAGTTTCCTGAATTAATTTTTGGTAAACTTATTACTAAAGCATCTGTAGCAATGTTATGATCTATACTTGCATCTCCTCCAGGTACTGAAACTGACGCAGTTAATGTTTTTTGTGAAACTTGATTACGATTCACATCATTTGATAAATAGTTGTATGTACTCATTTTTTTTTAATTTATTTAATTATTTATTTAATCTTGATAAAACTCTGTCTAACGCTGTGCCAACTCTTTTTTGAGAATACATAAATCCATTTGAATTTTCTGTATTACCAGACTCTGGATTATGTTTTATCGGAGCAGTTGCAGCAGTAAATTCTTCTTTGACTGTTCTTGACTTCAATGGTTTTTCAGCTGACATTTCTTCTTCAACTTCTTCCATTTTACCTTCTTTGTCAGCTTTTAGATCAGCTATTGCATCTTCTAAGTTTTGTATTCTACCCATCATATCTCTCATCATATCGTCTTCCTCTGCCATTTTCTTTTCATCTTCTTTATACTCGTCTTCTTCTTTTAAGTCTTCAGTAATTTCTTTTCCGTCTTCTTCTTCTTTTTGAGGAACTTCGTCAGAAACTTCGCGAACATCTGCAATAAGTCCTTCTTGTTCAACAATGATTAAGACACCTGACTCTCCGATATATTCGCCGACTGGCATTGCAACTTTTTCGTCATCTGTTTTAATAAAGATTTCATTACCTTTTTCAAATGATTCTGCTTCGATAACAGTTCCATTTTCTAATTTCATTTCTTCAAGCTTAACTTCTATGTTTAAAAGTGTCTTGATTTGATTTAACATTTCAGTAGATTTCATAATATATATATAACGTGATTAATTTTTAATTTTGTATTTTCATATTGTTCTTGTTACACTTCCAATGCCTTGGGCCCATATAGAACCGTCACAACACTCTAACGCGTAAGTATTCGTGTCAGGACATAAACAAGCACGTTGTCCACCGTTTTGTGAACTACGACCTGCAATATACCCGGGATCTCCTGGTTGTCTTTTACGTCTTATGCGTCTAATTGACATTTAATATTTCTTTAATAGAAGATAATAATTCACTTGCTTTTGTTTCGTAACTATCTTTTATAGATTCTTTTGGTCGTTCCATTTTATCAGCAAAATAACCTTCAATAGAAAACCCTTTTACTTTGTTTGTTTTAACGTATTCATTCCAAATTTCATTGTTGTTTACTTTAACAGTTCCCATCCAAGTTCCTTTAGGTACATTCATATTATATAAACGGCTTTTGTCTTGAGTCTCACTTTCTACAATCCAAGATTCAACAAGTGTTAAACCACTTAATGAATGTTGATGTTCTAGCGTTGAGTTATTTTGATTACCGTTTTTTAAGTATAATTGTGATGCTTTTTGAATAGTATCTTTTGAAAAGTAAATATAATATTCGTCATCTTCATTTTTACGATAAATAGGTTTATTAGGCACAAGTAATGGACCCATTAATAGTTTTTTGTCTTTAGAAACTTCGGCAAGTTTTATTTCATTACTTTTAAGTGCAATAAAATCTTCTTCAATAGCTGGATTCTCAACAATACTTATAGCTTCAATACCAGCTTCTTCTTGTTCTTCGTCAAGAACTAACTCGATTATTTTCATATATTATATAACGTTTAAAAATTTATATTTTGTATTTATATTGTTGCTCCGTCTATAATGTTGCGTTCTAAACTTTGTGATGTCGTTACATCATTACTTACAACAAATGCTTTGACAGGTTGTTGTTCTTGTTGACCGATTGCACTTGCAAGTTGATTTGTGTCGCTAGCACCTACTGTATTAAACGCAGGAGGTTTTGGCAATGATGGTGCTGTTACTCCTCCACCAGATACTGCAGGTGGTGTTTTACCACCAAGTGTAGGAAGTTTAGTTGATGTTATTGCTTTGACTTGAGCCATACCCGATACAACAGCGGCACCAGCTGCTAATGCTCCAAGAACTGGTCCAACGATAGGAATGCCTGCAAGTGATTTATAAGAACTGTTTGCAGATTCAAATGTGCTTATAGTAGCTGAGGCAATCGCGGCTGCTTTTCCAGCTGCTGATTCTTCTCCTAGTATTGTAGCCATATTTCCAAGAGCGCCTTTTGCAATACCAAGTTTTTCTTCTGCTGTCATATCTGAAAACTTGATTTCTTGTTTTGCTGTGTCTTCACTAAATTTAGCTATTGCGTCTGACTTTGCTTTTTCAAGTTGAGTAGTTGCAAGACCTTGTGCTTTGGCAAGTGCAATTAAATTATCATAATGCTCAATTGTTTTTTGTATTTCTAAAGCTCTGCGCTCATCTTCACTTACTGCTTCAGCGTCTCTAATTTGTTTTTTTAAATCTGCAAGCATTTTATCTTTCTCTAATTGTTCCGCATCTTGTTCAGCTTTGTCAGCTATCGCTTTGTCTTCAATTGCCTTTTTCGCCGCGGCTTCTTCAGCATTTAACGCTATGATTTGTGATGTTACTTCTTTTGCTTTTGTGAGTTTTGCTGTTTCAAGATTAATTAAGTTTGCTCTTAAATTTGCTTCTTCTTCTAAGTCTTCTTTTGTTGAATCGCCTAACGCGTTTTCAGCAATCTTAGCATCAAGTCTTAATTGTGCTGCTTCGATTTCTTTTGCTGTTATTTCGTCTTCTAACTCACCAGCATCTTTTAAAAATTGTATACGTTCTTCAACTGTAAACTTTTCTTTGTCAACTGCTTTCTCTAACAAGTCAGCACGATCACGATTTGCTTTGGCACGATCTACTAATATTTGACGATCTAATTTATCGGCTTTTGCACGCTGATCAGCAATCTGTCCAGCTATTTTAGCTTCTTCTTTCATTTCAGTAACTAAGTCTTTTGTGCTTGTTACTAGAGCCTCTGTTACCATTACAAGTGGATTAGTTGCTCTTAATAGACCAGTTACGCCTTGTCCTGCGTCAGATAATGCACCTTTGAAATCACCTGAAAATAGTTTTGAAATCGCTGATCCCATAAAACCAACACTTTCAATTGCAAGATCAATTTTATCCATTATGAAACTTTGAAAACCATTAGCAAAGTCTTCTAACGCACCCATAGGATCTGTAAACAAATTAATTAGACCACGTCCTAAAGATGCGAGTCTATCAGTAAACACAGCAACAACAGCATTTAAAGTAGCCATTGCTTTGGCAAACATATTTTGTCCTTCTTCAGAACTTGTAAACGCGGCAGTTAATGAAGATACAGTAAGAACTAAAACACCGAGAACTGATGCTTTTGCAATACCGTTAACAGTTTTTAAACCACGACCAAAAGATTTTAAACCAGAACCAGCAGCTTTGAATCCTGAGACAAGACCACCAGTCATTTTATCACCAGCTTGTTCAATACTAGCAACATCTTTTTCAGTAGTTTCTAGTTTTTTATTTAACGCATCTACTTCTTGATCTTGAGTTTCAACTTTAAGTGAATATGTCTTTGTTATCGTTGCCATTGTATTTCGTTTTTAATTTGTTTATACGTTTCTTTAATTGACGTAGGTAGTTTGTGTTTGCCTTTAGCAATTCTTATGTTTTCAGTTTCACCTTTAACGATTTTTAAAAGATCCAATATATTTTTTATCATACTTTGTTTAATAATTCTAATTTTGATTCTCCTGTGATTAGATTAATATCTGTTTTATTTATTATAAAATCTTGATTATTAATAGTTATAACGTCATTCATTTGTAGTTTGTAAATAATACTTAAAGGCAAATAACAAGTCACTTTTATTATTCTTCTTTTAGTGTTAAATACATCACTTATATAAGTATTGTAATAATTATTGAATAAAGTGCCTGTGAAACCACTAGCGCCTGTGTATTCATTGACTTCTTCGTTAAAGTTTATGTTATTTGTACTGGTACTAAATGCTAACTCTTGACTATTTGACGGGATAATATAATCGTCAATAGCTTCATTTGATGTAATTGTTGTCATAAATGAAATTTCAGTTCCGTTTGTTTGTTTAATTGGGTAAAACAATAATGGTTTACCTAGATACGGTTCTTGATTGTCATCAACAAATCTTCCATATTGAATAGTAGTTGCTGCATTATTTGATTGATTGTATAATCTTTCATATTGCATATGTTCAAAAGGAACTAAAATCGAATAAGAAGTGTTTGGCCCTGTCAATCTAGTGCCTCCTGAATATTTTAAAGCGCCCCACGATGTGCTATTTTCTTGTGAAAACGTTGCTGCTAATAAAGTTTCAAGACCTTCGTAAGAAAAACTTATTTCATTATAAGGTAAACCAACATCAATTGAACTTTTATTTACATCAACATAATCTGATATGTCCCAAGTATTAAAGTTAGTAGAATAAAAATCGTCTAGTGTTTGAATTTTAATTTTACCAAAGTCTGGATTATTATTACCATTTACTAATAAAGGTTGATTATCAAAATATGCTGTTAAATTAAACATACGAAATAACGCGTTCATAAAATCTATTGTCTTGATTATTGGTATTTGTTCAGTAATTACAAACTCAAAATCTAGTGTAGCGTTAAAGTCTCCGCCAGGACTTGTTTCAAATACATTCTCCCAGCCGTTTGGTGCTTGAGGTTGTTGTATATTTCCTTGAAACGTCCATTGTATATTAGTAAACGTCATCGCTGTTGTTGTTCTTATATTTAAATAATATAAACCTACTGGCAATGTGCCGAAACCACCAGAAGTGTTTTTGTTAAAACTTCTTGAACCTGTTGCTTCTGTTGAAGTCCAATATAAAGAGCCATTACGCCATAATTCTATTGTGTAAGGTATTGTTGTGAAACCTGTTTTAACAAATAAATCTAAAGTGTTATTAAGTAAATTTTCATATCCTGGAATTATACTTAATGTAGTTCCACCTCCCGAAATTAAAACAGCTGATTGTATAGTTGTATAAGATGTTAAACTAAATACAGAAACTTGAGTAGCAAAAGTCACAACTTGTTGTGAACTTGCTACGTCACCTTTTTTTCTATGAAGCCATAAATATAAATTGTTGTATTGTTTGTTTTGACTTGTTGCAAGATTAAAAAAGTCATCAGAAAACGCAGGCAAACCACTACTCGCATAATGTGTTTGTATTGCTTGAACGATTACATCAACTCTTATTGCGTATTTTAATTCACTAAATAAAACACCGTGATTTTGTCCATTGATATAATTTAAATTCCCAAATGTTTGAACACTTGCGTTTGTGTCATAAAACAATTGTTCTGTATGCGTTATTAAAGGTGCAATAATATTATCACCGACTGTGCCTTGCAGTTTGCTTTTTACGTTAGGATGTGTGTAATCTAAATTGTAGACATTTAACTCACTTAAATCTGATAAGTCATCTTCACCAAATACTTTAGTTAAGTTAATAGTGTTTCCGTAAAACGTTATTTTATACGCGTGTGCTTTGTTGTTTTTTAATTCAACACCATTTAATGCTACGAAACCTTGTTTGTAAGCTACGTTATTTAATTCAATATTTGAACTTACTTTATTTCTAGCATCAAATCCGTTAATTATATCAAAATTATAATAATGATCGAATATTTTATTATTATTTTTCGAAGCAGGTATTGTAAATGTTTTTGTAAATTCTGCAAATATTTTAGCTGGGTCTTTTACATCTTGTTGAGACAAACTTATACTTACTTGTTCATCTTTAAATAAATCAACTCTTTCACCACTTATATATAGTTGTAGTTTTTGCATTATCTAACATTATTTATATAATCAAAAGACATATCAAAAGAAAATTCAAACTGAATAAGTCTATCATTTAAACTGTTTTTATAAATCATATTATTGTCTGTAATGTTTATTGGAATTGTTATAAAGTTACCAGTTGATTTTTCACGATATCTTACCCATACTTTTTCTGATAATAACATTTCAGAATAAACATCACTATAATATTCAGGCACATAAAAAGAATTTAATGTTATTGATTGCGTTGCATTAATGTTAAAGTTTTGTTTAGTGTGTGCGTTAATTGAATAAGTGCCAGTAGAACTAATAGTATTAGAGTTAAATGTTTCGCGTTTAGCTTTTATGTCTCTTATTGTTTTTAATGTAAAAAACTCGCTTTGTATTGCACCATATTTATTTATAAAACTTACAATAAAACCTTGTGAAGAACCATTAAGTTCAGTATAACCATAAGTTGAAGTAAACTTTGTACAATCTATTCTATTTATAGTTACAGTAGTTCCATTAATAACAACCGAAGTTCCGTTATATCCTGACGAGTTATAAACGATTGTACCATTTAAAATACTAGGTACTCTAACTTCTATATTTTTTGGCGCATACATAGTATATGTTTTAGCACCTGAAGAAGAACTTCCTGCTTGTGTGTAATTAGAAATTGCTGGAAATTCAGTTCCGCTCATTGATGGACTTGCTGCTTCGTAGAAAGTTCCATAGCCATCAAAACCAAAATGTGTTTGACTAGAATTGCCTCCTACCTGAGAACCTTGAGCGTTTGCTGTGTCCCAGAAGTTTAAAACAAGTGCAATAGTAAAAGTTGGTTGTGTTGAATAAGACCCTGTAAATGTTATATCTAAATAATCTCTTGCTAGTTCTGCCCATTCAAAAGTTGAAGGTACGCCATCTACCGCGTCTTTAACTAAAGTGTAACGTAATGTGCCTTCAATTGTTATTGTGAGTTTAGAAGACTTAACAGTTGTGCCTCCTGAATTGCCTTGTGTTGCTGTTATATATTGCGGTGATCTTAATAATCTGTTTGCCATTGTTTAAAATTTAATATCTAGTTCTATGTTATTATCGACATCTTTAACAAAGCCATCAATTATGTCTTTACTGTATTTATCTATTCCTGCTTCAAATGGTTTTGTAAAAAACAACGATGCTTTTAAACCTTGAAAATAAATCTTTTGAACAATTAAATAACGCATTGATTTATATGATACAAATCGACCTAGTTCGTCACGCCATCTAAACTTCTTTTGACGCAACCATTTGTCGATGCCTTGAGTTAGTCCACCTTTTGGTCCTGTTCCTGATCCGTATTGAAATGGAGACATTGCTGCTCTAGTTTCTGGATATGTAGAATTAACACCACGAACACCTTTGTCAACATAGTTTCCGTAATCTTCGAAAAAGAAATCTAATATATAAGGGTTTCCAAGTTCTTTTAAATCTTGTATTTTATACTCAAGTGAATTGTATAAAGGTCCACCACCTTTTTTTTGTTTAGTTAAATTAGACTTAGATTGTTGAATGACATATTTGCCGTATTTTTTAATTGCTTTTCCAAGTTCAGTATATTGTATATTTGATTTCATTAACAGATGCTTATGTCGTTGTAAATTAATAGATCAAACGTTGCTGTCATTCCTGCAAGTTCATTTTCAAAACGATCATAAAACAATTCAATACCTGGATTGCCGTCTAGTTGATATTTGTCAAAATGTAATGTGCCTTTTCTTAATACTTGTATAAGTTTATTTAATACTGCCAGCTGAGTATTCAAAATGTCTTGTAAATCGTTATTACCTTCAAATATGTCTGTTGTTTCTGTTTTACTTTGATGAACTATATCCATTGCAAGAACTGACATATTAAATCTTAACACACCATCTTCTTGTGAAATGCTATTAATAATAATATGAGACAACGGAAATATATCTTGTTTTTGTAAATTAACATCTGAGATGTCACCTGTTGTAACTGTGTTAACATTAACATCGTCTAACAATTGATTTTTGATAGCTTCTGTTGATTGATAAAATGCTCGACTTCCTTGTTGACTCATTTGAATTTACTTTTAATTTGTTTTGCTTCGATTTCGTTTTTGTCTTTCATATATGATAACATCATTAAACATTCGTGAATATTTAATTTGGTGATATGTTCAAACTTTGTAATATCTCCTCCAGAGAGTCCGTAAAGACTTGAATACCATCCGTACTTGGAGTGAAAATTGCTGAGTCTGTCAAGACTTTTTTCTGATTGTTGTCCAAATAGTTCATCATAGTTTTCGACAAGTCTATTCCTAAATGATAAAAAAAAAAGATAGAACTTGTCACAGCATCCATAGGCATTTTCAATATCTCTAAATTTTCTTTAGCTTCGTATTCTTCTATAAGATATTTTTTACCAACTCTTGCAGTTATTGGACGATATAAAACATTCATTGCTTTTTCAATTTGACTCCAATCACCGATGTATGTGTCAAGATCGATGTATTCTCCAAGTGTGAGATCGTCTAATGAATTATGAAAACCGTATTCTGTTTCGTTTATTTTAAACGTTTTAATTAACTCAGGTTTATCTTCAAACATTGTTGTAAGTATTGAAGTGATTTCAAGTGTGTCTTGATACTTTAAACGATAAACATTTTTTAAACTTACTTGACAAAATATTTCAATCATTTTAGCTTGAAGAAACTTTGAATCGTTGTTGTTTTTTGCTATGTCTAAATAGTGTTTATATTGTTCTAATGTTATTTCGCTTAAGTCTTTTGGTATTCGTACTTTAATATTCATATCTATATAACGTATTTAATTGTTAATTTTAATGTACAAAAAAAGGCATTATTTCTAACACCTTTTTTCACAAACAAACAAAATTCGTTTTATAAATAAGAATCGATATCAATTTTTATTTGTTCTTCAAGTATATCGTATGGAATGTTTGCCAAGTTATCTTTGTCAAATTCAATTAATTCACAATCTTCATTTATTAATGATAACGTTTCTATTTTGTTTATTTCGATAGTATCTTCTTCTGGTGGATGAAACCAATTTCCAGCGTGTCCTTTTCGCCAGCTGTAATTGACTTCAACTGTAAATCCCTCGTATTCAATTTCTATTGTGTTTGTTATATTGTTCATATGTCATATTGTTTTTGATCTTCTTTTAATTCTTCAAGTTTTAATAACGCTTCGTTTCGTTCTTCACGATAATCACTATTAATAGATTTGCATATTATATATCTATTATGCAACGATGCAACATAAATTGTATTAGATGCAAACGCATTGTTTAACTCTTGAAGTTCTTTATTGTTTGGCTTTTCTTTTATCCATTTTAAAATAAGACTTGATATTAATACAGTATTATTGTTAAACTGGAATTCTTCTAAGTTTTCTATTTTTCTAATCATATTGTCATTTCTAACAAATGTAAGAATAAAAATAAACTTACATAAAATAAAGCCCATCCAAGACCTGCGTAAGCTAATATTTTAAAAAACGATTCTTTGTTTTCTTTTTTAGATATTTTCTTTGCTATGTAATATCTACGTTGTCCGTTTACTTCGTAATAATGTTTCATACTAATTGTAGTGTTAAAAGAATTATAGCACAAGTCCACGCAACTAAAAGCAAGACAGCTATTATTTTCATTGACTGTTGTTCTTGATAGGGACTTCTACCTTGATTTGATCTATATTGTCTTTTTTTCATTTTATATTAATTTCTGGTAAATTAAACGAATTGTTTGTTATTGTTAGTTCTAAATCAAACCCACATTCTTCACAAAGAAATGAATCAATATGGTTTTCGTGTTTACATATTTCACATTTATTCATAAGATGTCGTTTTGATGTTTAAAATCTATAATGTTTTTATAAGATTCAATTACCCATCTTTTATGATGAGGTTCTAATTCTGCAAATTGCAATAAGTGTTTTAAAGTTGATTCTACGTTATTAATTTTGTAACTATCTTCTAATGTCATTTGTTTTGTTTTAATTATTTAAGTTGATTTATATAATCATTAGCAAATTTTTCTTGTGTGATTATAAATATTAGGTACTCTAAACATTCTTTATTTGTCATTGTGTATATATCTTTTTTCATAGTTTTATTTGTTTTGTTTTAATAATTACTTCGTTGTAATTATACTTCAAATATAATACAATATATTTAATTAACAAAATATTTAATAACTTTTTTTACTTTCTTCGAGGATCTTCTTTTGCGTCTGCGTAGTTAAGATGATTACACTTTCTACATAACCATAAGAAACCATTTTGATTAGAGCCAATAAACACCATTTTATGTGTACACTTTTTACAATTCATTAACTAATATAATATGTTCCACGATTTGGGTTTTGTAATTGATATGTGACAGAATAACGAATAGCATCCAAGATGTGGTTCCATTTGTCTTGTGGTGTTTT